CTCGCCTTCCTGGTTCATGTCGCGCGAGATGCGCGTCACGGCCATGGAACAGTTCAGGGGCGACAGCCCCGCCGATGCCTTGGTGGCGAACAGGGACGCCAGAGCGGGCGCCGCCAGGTCGTCGTTGAGCGTGGAGTCCAGCCCTTGCACCGCACGCGCCACGCCTTCACAGAGAACAATCAGCTCGTGCTTCTGCAGGGCGGGGTACGTCGGGCCGGTCGGCTCGATCTCCTCGTCGTCGGCGACGACCTTCCACGCCGGCAACTCGCTGTCAGCGAGCGGCCAGGCGCGGTCGGTGAACACCTTGTCCTCCCACCCCGACACAGCGCGCAGGCGGTCGGCTATGGCCTCGACGACTTGAGCGGCGGCGAGCACGTCAGCCCTTGTGCCGCTTCTGGCGCTTCGGAGGCGGCGCGTCGGGCGCTGCGGGGCTGGCGACGACGGAGGGGATGATTGATTCCGGCTCCGCAGGCCCGACGCAAACCTCTTCGGACTTGGGCAGTACACCCTCGAACCAGAACACCTCCCCGGCCTTGAACTGCACCGGCTGCTGCGTCTGGTACTTCCCGCCGCCCAGCGGGATGAGGACATGCACGCGGGCATCGGCTTGAGACTGAGACAGCCCCAGCACGAGCCCCGCGGGCACGTTGACCACCGAAGTCGCGCGGCGCAGCATGGCGATCAGGTCAGCGTGGTCAGGCAGGCGCGCTGCCAGTAGCCGTAGCCGACGTTGCGGATCGCCTTGACGCCGTAGTGGTGCTTCTTCTCCTTGAACTCCAGTTCGGAGCCCTCGGCGATGGCGTCGATGGACACGCCCTCCTCTTCCTGCCGAATCAGGCCCTTGGTCTGACCGTCGAGGCGGAAGGTGGCGAACTTGGTGGTCCAGGTCAGGCGGGCATTGACCGCCAGGTCGATCTGGAAGCCGCCGAGCGAGCCCATCGTCATGATGCGGTTCGAGCGCGAGGTCGAGCCGTCCACGATCACCTGGGCACCCAGAGCGCCGGCAGCCGACGACATGAAGGGCACCGGCACCATCACGAGGAAGCGGCGGGCGTTCTCGTTCATCGGCTCGCCCTGGTCGTCCTTGAAGCCGAGCATCTGCTCGATGGACTTCAGGATCGCCGACTCCATCTCGCCCGAAGTCGGCGCGGTGGTGGTCGCCACGTCGTAGCTGATGTCGTTCGACTGCGAGCCGCTGTCGCCTTCCGAGTGGTCGGTGTCGAAGAAATACTGACCGTCGTAGCAGGCCGTCGCCTCACCGTTGATGATGAGCGCGGTGAGCAGCTTGGCCCAATGGCTGTTGGTGCGCTCGGCGAGTTCACGCACGCGAACCATCACCTGGCCGGTCTTGTCGCGGCGGATCTCATCGACCAGCACTTCGAGGGTCGCCTCGAAGTTCTTGTTGACGATGGTGATGCCGTTCTCGCGGAACCCCTTGGCCTGGCGACCGCCGATCCACTCGCGCATAGCCGGCGCCATGCCGAGCCACTTGTAGGTTTCCGACTCCTGGTTGGAGTTGAAGAGGTTCGACGTGCCGTCGATCCACGAGGAGCCGAGATCCTGCTCCAGCGTGTTGTAGAACTCGCCGATGATCGCTCGGCTGGAAAGTCCTTGTGCAGACATGATTCAGGTTCCTTCTCAGATGGAGCGGGCGTAGGCCGCCTCGAACGCCACCACGACGGTGGTGCCGGAGACGTAGCGAGCAACCTTGCCGACGGCCGTGTTGCTGGTGCTCGTCAGCGTGAACGTGTCGTCGTCGGAGGCGTACACCGTCGCGCCCACGTCGGTCACGGCCGTGACCCCGGTCACCGACAGCACGATCTGGCCGCGCGTGCGGACACGCACGTTCTTGTCGCCGGCCGCGCCGGTCGAGTTGTCCACCTTCGACTCGGCGAAGCCGAGGAACGTGTCTGCGGCCACCAGCGGGCGGGCATAGCCGGAACTCAGGCCCACCGCGGCGCCCTCGTAGATGATGTCGGTGGCAACCACCGGCAGTTCTTGGATGTCGCCCAGCTCGTAAGCGCGGGCCTTGTCGGCTGCAAGCGTGGTCATGGTTGGCTCACTTCTTCAGGATGCGGGCGCGGCCGGCTTCTTCGGCACGCAGGAAGGCGGTGTAGGCGCCGAGGGTGGAGAACTCGCGGTGCAGGCCCGCGTTCTTCTCCCACTGGTCCTTGGCACGCGCCTCGACGGGCAAGCTCATGTCGGCCTGCGGCGCCGGGGGATCGACGGCGGGCGTGGCGGCCGGCGCGGCGGGCTGCGGCGCATCCGCGGCGAAGGCGGCAGCCGCGCTCAGACGCAGTTGGCGCTCGGCGGCGTTGACAGCCAGGGCCGCCTCGCCACCGTTGGTCTTGCCGTCGAACTTGAGCGACGCGATCAGCGCCTCGTGTCCGGGGATCAGTGCGGCCTCGACCGACTGGATGCGTTTGCGTTCGGCTTCGGCGCCCTCGGCACGAGCTGCGGCGAGCAGTTCGGGCGTCTTGGCCGCCTCGGCGGTCAGGCGCGCAACCTCGGCGCGCAGCTCTTCGAGTTCCATCGAGGAAGCTCCTTCAGGTGTGCCGGATGGCAGGTGGAAAAACTGGCTGTCGGTGTTGGGGTCCGCGCCCAGCGTCACGACCGAGACCTCGCGCACCACGCCATTGCGCAGCACCGTGATCGGCCCCTCGAACTCGCGTCCATTGACGCTGACGGTCTTGCCCTTGCCGACCATCTCGACCTTGAAGTCGTACAGGCCCACGCTCATCTCAAACGGGGCGCCACGGGCGGCCAGCATTGCAATGCGCTCGGCCTGCGTGCCAGGCATGTCGGAGAACAGGCGGCCCGCAACCGTCATGCGGGTGGAGTCGTTGTGCGGCGAATCGATGACGCCGACGATGAGCGTGCGGTTGTGGTCGGCCAGCAGCGGCAACTTCGGCCGGAAGGTCGTCGATTCCATATCGATGACCACGCCCAAGCCCGGCACGAGACCGCCTGAGTAGGCGGTGCCGTTGAACTTCTGCGGCAGCGCGTCGCCCTCGGCGCCGAACTCAATCGGCGCCGCAAACTGAAGCGCAGGTTCTTTCAGATTGACAGCAGGCATCGCACGGCGCGGATTACGCAGTGCAACGGATGCTATGGATGCGCGCGTGCCAAGTTAAGGCAAAGCTGGCACTACTTCAGCGCGTGAGCGTGAGCAGCGTGATGGCGCCGTCCAGCAGTGGCGTGACAGCTCGCACCGTGTACGACGTGGAGCCTATGGAGAGCGTGTGGGTGACCGCGGCATTGGGCCACTGTGTCGTCGGGAACACCGCACTCGGCCCCTCGGTTTGCACGCCCAGGTCCTCGATGGTCAACCCATTTCGGTCAAAGATGACGACCCCGCCGCCTCCCGGCGTGAGCGTGGCTTCGTCGGCGAACTCTTCGGCGTCGAAGAACAATGACAGGTCTTCGGCGAACGCCATCAATCCTCCGCAGGAACGGGCGGCTCTTCCGCTGCCGGCGCGGCCGGCTCCGGCAGTGTGCCGTTGGCGCGCTGCATCTTGAGTTCCTTGACGCGCTGGCGGTGCTTGGTCTCCCAATCCACGCCATCGTGCAGGATGCTCTCGGCTTGCAGCGTGGATATTTCAAGGGCGACGCGATCGCGGGCTGCCGCCACTTCCTTCTGCGGGTCGATCGAGCCGGGGCCATCTCCAACCCATTGCGCGCCACACCATGCGAAGCGAACCACCTCGTCGGCGAAGAAGCCAGGCGCCGAGATGCGACCCTCGGCCACTTCCTCGGCAAGCCAGAGTTCGTAGATCGGCTGGCAGAAGTTGGTCGCCAGCCAGTCGCGCCACCCCATGAAGAAGCGCCACGCCATCAGCAGCGCGCCGCGGGCGGCGCTGTAGCTCGACTGGTAGTGCATTACCAGCACCTCGTAGGGGATGCCGATTGCCATGCCGATCTGCCGCACGCACGACTGCACGAACGGGTCGAACTGAGCGTTGGGGCGCGCCGGGTTGACCGCCACCGGCTCCTCGCCCGGCAGCAGGTTCACCGCCTGGCCGGACTCCAGTTCGCCGCTCCACTTGCTGGCGCGGTCGAGGTAGGTGCCGCGACTTTCGTCGTCGAAGATGTCGCCGAATGCGGCGGGGTCCATCTTGAAGAAGATGGCGAACAGGCCGGAGACGACAGCGGCGTTCAGCTCGGCCTCGCTATAGCGGGTGAGTTGCTTCAGCGGCTCGATGACCGGCGCCAAGATTGGCACGCCGCGCCGCAGACCAGGCCGCAACACCTTATAGAGGTGCAGCATGTTGAGCCGGCCGCTGGCGCCGCGCGCCTCGATACGGGTCCAACTGCGCGAGGTCGCGCGCGCATCGCCGGGGTGGTGGCCGCTGACGTGGTAGGCGACCGCCTCCCCTGTTCGGGCGTCGCAAACGATCCCATCGGTGAGCGTGGCTGAGTCTTTCTCGCCGGTCGGGTTGCTCACCCGATCAGCTTCGAGGACCTGTAGCGCGAGTCGGGCAGAGCGGCCGGCGCGGGCGATGCGAGGGGTGAGGCAGAAAGCATCGCCGCTGGCGAGCACCGTGCGCAGCGACAAGTCTTGGAGCCCGTACAGGTTCTGTCGGCGCCCGAGGTCGCAGTCTTTGCTCTCAGCCCACGCCTTGAAGCGGCGGCGCACGTCGTTCTGCCACGCTTCTGCGGCTTCCTCGCTCATGCCGAGGAACTCGGCGTCGATCTGCGGATTGCAGGCCAGTCCGGTGCCGACCACATGCGTGACGGTGTTGCCGACGACGCTGGCGGCGATGGGCGCATTGCGCTCCAAGTCGCGCGAGCGCGCACGCAGCGCCGGCAGGTCGGGGATGACATCGCTGTCGGGCGATCCGGCCCCGACTCGCCAGCCAGCCAAAGTGTTGCGGTCTGTGCGCGCCCCGGTGTAGCCACCCGCGAGCGCAAGCTGCAGCCGCGCCATCAGTCGGCGCTGCGCATACCGCGGCGCCACGTAAGCGATGGCCTTGTCGAGTAGGTTCTGCGGGGGCTGTTTCATTCAGCCCGCCACGATGACAGTTCGCCGGCGCCCAAGGGTCGCCGCTTCCAGTGCTTTTGCGCGCTGATCCCACATGCGAATGCCCTCCTGGATCTCGCCAAGGTTGGCTTTCGTGAGCGAACGCCCGTTGATGGTGTACGACTGCTTGGCGAGCACGGCGGCCTCGGCTTCGAGGTACATTGCCAACTGCGCTTCCGCTTGCGCAAGGGTGATCCCGGCCATAAAGAGAGGGCCTCCTAACGCGCGCAGTCTATGAACGGGGACGTGCCAAAGTAAGGCAAAGCTGGCACGCTCACCGCTTGATGATCCGGTAGAGGGTGCGTCGGCTGATGCCGTGGCGCCGCTGGATCGCCTCGTTCGGGTCCGCGCCCAGCGCGTCCTTGACCACAGCCTCGCGCTTCTCGTCAACAAGCCGCGGCGACTGTTCCGGGATGTAGTAGCGATCGCCGCCAAACATGTCGTGCATCGGCTGGAGCATCGGCTTGGCTGCCTCCTCGATCTGCTCGCGCGACGCGCCCGGCATTTGCCGCGCAAGGGTTTCGGTCACGATGTAGTGGATCAGGTCGATCTTTTTCATGACGCGAACCGCTTCATGGCTCCCAGCGTTACCTTCGCCCCAAGCGACGGCGCCGGATGCTGCACGGCTGACGAGAGCCGCTCCTCCCACTTCTTCCAATCGCCATCCCTCCATCGGTCAATGCCGGCCCAATGCGCGCCGGCCAGCGCATACACCGCACAGTCCAGCGCTTCGTTGCGCCGACCCGCAGGCTTCACCCACTCCAGTTTCGGGTGACCCTTGACGTACTTCGTCACCAGGCGCTCTGCCGTGATCTGCTCGAAGACCTCCGGCGCGAGGCGCTTGGACAAGTGGACGTAACCCGGCCCCGGGGTCGTCATGCGCAGCCGGCCGTAGATTTCCGCCTTCGCGGTGTCCGTGCCGATCGGCCAGAGCTTGACCCCCTTCTTCACCTTGACGCCGCGCCAGTTCACGTCCTGGTCGGAGGGCTTGCCCAACACCGCCTTGCCGGCTTGGCTCTGGCCCTTGACGGCATAGACGTGCTCGCCCTGATGGGTGCGTGCGTAGGCGTAGACCTGCTGGGTGTGATGGCCGCCCGAGTCGATCATGGTCGCCAGCAGCGGGACGGTTTGCCCCGACTGGTGCAGCACCGGCGTCCGGCGCCACTCGGTCAGCGCCGCCCAAGGCGAGCCAGCCTCTGTCTCGGGCAGCGCCGGGTCGCCATAGAACACGGCGCGATCCACCATCTGCCGCTCCATCCCGCGGCCCCACGCCCATAGGTACGCCTCCAGCCGGTCACCCTGCACGTCCACGCCGGCCGTCATCACGTACATGCCCCAAATGACCGTGCGCAGCGGGAAGTCGCCGGCCCGGCGCCGCAGTGCATGCTCGTCGGCCTTGTCGCCCTGCTCCTCCCACGTCTCGGCGAGGGATGTGTTGACGAAGCGCTTCAGCTTCGCCACGTCGCCTGCCTTGGCCGCCTCCTGCGCGCTCACCCAATCGCGGACCAGCATCTCCCACGACTTCCAGCCGACCGGGCTGTAGAGTTTGGACAGGTGGAACCCAGCCACCGTGCCGTTCTGCGCTTCGGGGTTCTCGGCGATCCACCGGCCGTCGCCCAGCATCCGCGTCTTCTGGTGGTTCTGTATCGTGCCGCCGCAGTGCTCGCACACGTAGATGGCCGTCTCTGGCCGAGGGTCACCGGCCGGCGTCTTGAGCCACTTGATCCCGTGCTCGACCGTGGCGCCCCACGTCAGCACCTGCAGCGCGTCGCAGTGGGGGCATGGCACCCAATAGCGCCGCCGATCGCTCGCCAGGTACTCGCGCTCGATCGTGGAGAAGTCCTTCGTCGTCGGCGTCGAGCAAAGCAGCAACTTCCGGTTGGGGAAGTTGGACATCCGCTCCATGACCAGACCGATCGGGTCGCCCTCACCGTCCACGTCCAGCGGGTAGCCGTCCACCTCGTCGCAGGCCGCGAACCCCAGCGGCTTGGACGCCAGCGACCGGGCAGAATTGGCGCCGGAGAAAAACAGCGTGGCCGAGCCGTCGGCGATTTCCTTCGTGAACAGCGTGTTCGTCTCGTCGCGGGAGCGCGTTTCAGCGATGCGTGAGAACACCTCCGGCATCAGCTTGGCCGTCTGCGTGAAGCGCTGCGAGGAGTGGTCCTTCGCATCCTGCAGCGTCGGCT